GGAACCTGAGACACTACGGGATGTTCTTGACGGTTGCGTCCTCAAAGCAGAATCGTCCCTTGCGGACGGAGGATTTGAGGCTTATGCAGCTCTTCGTCAACTCCAGTCTCTGATCAAGAAGAACTTAGACTGGTACGCGCTTCCGCCCCGCGAACGCGAGGCAAGGTCGATGAACGGGTTCTTCGCATGCGAGAAAGCATGTGAGGTAACGAACGCTCGTTTTGACACTGAAGTGCGCAGCCCCAACCGCTCTGGAGCGGTGTTCCAGGTTCTCAACCTGGCTCGGTTAAAAGTACATGAAGTACTTGGGGAATTGACGGAGGAAAGGTACCTCGAGTGCCTGCAGAAGGCCGATTTTGGTCCTGGTGCTCCCTTCGTCCCAGAGATGGGATGGGAGGACCCCAAAGGTCTGCAGTATAAGATCGCGGGGAACCAGACATCGACGCGCGACGCGTGGCCGCACGCTCGCCTGGCCCTGACATTAAGTGACGGTTGGCTGGAATGCCTCCTGTCGGCTGGTGCCGAATTGGGTTGGGTGGACGAGGGCAAGATGTCGACGGCGCCTAAAAACGCCGTGATCAACAGGGTGATCGAGCAACAACCGTCGCTGTTAGTATGCCTGCAAAAAGGAGCAGGTGCAGTGATGGCTGGACTGATCCGGAGTATCGGGATCAACCTCTCGACCCAGGAACGGAATCATCGCGCATGCCGTCGGGGGTCTCTCGACGGCGAGACAGCTACAGTGGACATGACGTCCGCGTCCGATCTGAACGCGCAAGCGTTGGTCGAGTGGCTGTTTCCGAGCACCTGGTACGCATTCCTAGATGACATTCGTGTCAAATGGGGCGTTACCACGGAAGGCTATGTGTTTCGCCATCAGATGTTTTCAACGATGGGGAATGCAACCACCTTTCCAATCCAGTGCTTGGTGTTTTACGCGATAACCTGGGCATCCTGTTATATCGCTGGTGAAGATAGTAGGCAGATTCGTGTTTACGGTGACGATATCATATGTCCCGTCGGTGCGATCGGCCTGTTGTTTGAGACTCTGCGTTACTGTGGCCATGTACCGAACGTCGCGAAGACGCACGTGTGGGGCCCAATGCGAGAGTCATGTGGTCGGGACTACGTCCAAGGAATTGACGTTAGGCCCGTGTACTTGGAGAGTTGTCCAAAGACGGACTTCGAGGTGATGTCGCTTTTCAATCGGCTAACCTTAATGGCTCTTATGCCGCTTCCACGTACTCTCTCCTATCTGAGGAATCGGGCTCGGGACCTTACGGGTCCACCCGATCTTGGTTCGTCGCTCGATGAGGCGTACTCCAC